CAACGAATCATCGCCCGCGACTATAATAAAAGCCAAACCATTGCGTATCATACTCATAACTTCACGCATCCAATGCGTTAATTTGAGATCTGTAGCGTCAGCGCCATATGTAATGTGCACAGTGATGCCATTAGCAAGGACAATGGGTACACGATCAGCGGCCTTCCATGCCCACTGTCTTTTAGTAATATCCGTAATAGCGCGGACGTAAGGGCCAACAGTGGCTTGAATCCGTGGGTCAACGTTGATGATGGGTCTAGGTTTCATCTGGACACCTTCCTCCATGTCATATTTGCATAGGACCTCATCAGTTTTGACAAAGACCTTAAGCGTAAACAACAAGGCTCATCACAGGTCACTGGATTCTCACGGACACTGGCTACAGCTGCTTTAGCTCGTGCGTATTTGCGTCCAACTTCGAAGTTCTCTAACCAAGGATCGACCAAATCGTCCCATTCACCAACCGGTTCAGGAATCAAATGGTCTACAACTTCCTCCCAATTCTTTTGTTGCTGATCGGGTTCCATTGGTGGGGCACGCAATATCCGCGCCTCTATGGTAGAAAGTAGGTTAGCATCGGTACGCCCCGGTGCAAACATAGGGATGTTGGTAGGTAAATACCAACAAACATAGTTAACAATTAGAGGATCCACCTCCGGGACAAAACTGACTTGAACTTCCATAGCGTCATCCATCTCAGCTGGCTTATAGTGAGAAGTTGGTTGACAAGGCGCCATAGCTACACTGGGATCAAAAAGCGTCATCTGAACATCGGACTCCCATTTACCACGCATTTCCCATGGCTGCTCATAATAATGCCTGCGGAAACTAACCCACCGATTTTCACTCGGCGGTAAGGTATCGTAGTAGTGTGCTAAACTCGCAGCAAACTCAAACGAGTTCTTCCATTCTGGTTCGCGTGCGTACAACTTACGCAAAATAGTCCACAAATTCCCAGGCGCCAACAGACCCCTTTCGAATAGAAGAAAACCACGTATGGCTGCCCACAAGTCGCCTTTTGCAACCGTAGCGACAACGCTATCAGTATACTGCATACGCGAGAAAATGCCATCAAAGCTGGGCCCTTGCACGTCTCCTCTGGACGGTGCATAGATGTTTTCCGGGTCAGACAATACTTTACAATAGCCCGGGAGCGTCCAAAAGGTGTTCCAAACCGAATGGACGAAAACCCCTGTACTAAAAGAACTGTACATGGTAAAGATATGCATCAAAACTGTGCTAGATGCCACAGAAATGTGGAGGAGATCAAAGTTGCTTTCCCTCTG